CAGTGGCGTTGGAGGGCGATGTTGTGAAAATATATTGGCCTTGCGTCGACACGTTTGATAGTTTTAACCAGCAAGCAAAAGTAAATGTTTTTCTGTCCCCCGTAGTAGATACGGACCTAGACAAGTAGGCACTGTCACTACTGTTGAAACGAACGCTTCTGCTAATGGAATATCCTCCGGCTGCAGCAGTAGCAAGCAGGAGAGGATTAGCGCTTCCGGGAATCATTAGCTCAGCTCAGGTTGGTGATCAGGGTGGCAGTGATCTTGGTGCTACTTTGCACCGCATACACCAAACAATCAACCGCGCCAGCAGTTGTCGTCAACGTCGGTGCGGTTCCGCCGGTGAAGTCCCACTGACTGCCATAGGCCAGTGTCCGAGAGCCGGTGCCGTCTTGTGTAATCCAAATGCAGCCCGACTGACCTGCGGTGAGATTACTCGGGTTTGCCAAGGTTCTCGATCCACCGAGCGTGACGCTGAAGTTATTGGAGTCAGCGAAATCAGGCGTGATCGTGGCGCCATCAGTCAGAGCAGTAATTTCACCGCGCTGGCCCTTTGTCCAGGTCTGCGCCGTATCGAGTGCCGCATAAGCACTTAGGTCGCTAGTCAGCGCAATCGTGCCAGAAGCATTAGGCAGGCTGATGGTGCGGTCAGCCGTTGGATCGGTGGCGCTCAGCGTGGTTTCAAAAGCATCAGCAGTGGTGCCTTCAAATACCAGACTGACGTTGGTATCAAGGTTGATGTTGCCGGTTACCGTGCCGCCCGCTTTAGGCAGTGCAGCATCAGCAAGGTCATAGGCAGACTTGACCGCAGTAGCAGTAGCCGCCAGAACTGAGCTGGTGGTACTCGTGGAATCACTGAGCTGAACAACACCGGCAGTTGAGGTGCTGGCAGAGGCAACACTGATTGCCGGGGTGGTAGTTCCGTTGGCAACGCTGATTGCGCCAGAGCCTGAAACGCTGGTGACAGTGCCAACGAAATCAGCGCCCCACTCAAGACCGGTTGCCGTGGCGCTATTCGCACGCAGTACCTGACCGTTGGTGCCAACGCCAAGCTTGTTGAGCGTGGTGCTAGCTGATGCCGCCAGCAGATCACCCTTGGTATAAGAGGTGACGCCAGTGCCGCCTCGGCCAACAGCAACAGTGCCGCTTGTCAGGTTTGTGGCGTTAGCCGCCTCAGTGGCAACCTCCTCAATCGCGGTTTGAACATTGGTGGCAGCAATCGTGCCTGCAGGTGTAAAGCCAACGTTTGCAGCGGTCTGCGCCACATACGTGCTGGACACGTCGATTTCAGTCCAGCTGGCGCCATCGCAAAGGATGATGTCAGGCGGTGCAAGTGCAACAGCAGGTGCAGGCGCCACACCCGTACCAGCCTCGGCAACCACCACGTAATAAGAGGTGAGGGTGCTAGATGCAGCAGGCAGCGGATCACCAGCCACCAAGCCGACAGCAGCGCCGACCGTTGTAGTAGTAACAACCTCGTTCAGGCTGGCGTCGTAGGTGCCGGCAAATACCAGCTCACCCAGCGAAACACCGACCGGCTGCCAGACGTTACCGTCCCAGAGGTAGATGTTTTTATCAAGCGGGTTGAAGAACAACTGACCGATAAAGTCAGCCGTGGGTAGCGCCTCACCGATTTGTGCGGTCGAGTAGTCCGACAGCTTCGCGCCCGTGATCGCGTCATTAGCAACCAATGCCGTGGCAAAGGTGCCGGTTGTGATCTTGCTGGCGTCAAGGCTTGGAACATCAGAGGCGCTCAGCGTGGTGCCGGCGCTGACGTGACCCTGCGCGTCAACCGTGACTTTGGTGTAAGTGCCAGTTGCAACGCTGTTGGTGTGATTAAGCGTGCCGCTGCTAACCGATAGACCCGTGCCAGGAACGATGATGCCCTTGGCAACGCTGGTGGCATCAGGCAGATCGCCGGGAACAAGTGCGCGGAAACTAGGCGCAGCATCAGAGCCAGTGGTCGGTCCAGCCCAGACGCGGTTGGCGGCCTGAGTGTCGAGTGTTACGTCAACGTTGGCACTGAAGTTATCCGGGTACGAAACCGAGAACGCCAGTGGGGAGGCGTCGGTAACGGTGATGGTGTTGACCGCTGCCTGACGTTGCCATGCGCTGCCGGTCCAGGTGTACTCAAGACCTGTTGCAGTATTCAGCCACTGCTGACCCGTAAATGCGCCAGAACCACTCGGGGTGGCGTTGCTGACGATGATTGCGCTGTTGTCCGCCAGTTTTGCGGCGGTTACGGCGTCGTCAACGATCTTGCCGGTAGAAACCGCGTTGCTAGCCAGCTTGGCTTCGGTGACTGCTGCGCTTGCGATGGTGGCAGCAAACGATCCCGTGCCAGAGCCGGTAACGTCGCCGGTCAGCGTGATTGTCTGGTCGCCGGTGTTGGTGCCGGAGCTAGTACCACTGAAGGTGCCGCTGAAGGTGCCGGATTGTGTGGCGAGTGTGCCGAGCCCCAGCGTGGCGCGTTGTGCTGCAGCGTCAGCATCGTCAAGCAGTGCCCGACCCGCTGCAGTGCAGGTGATTTCTTCTACGTCGCCGGATCCTGCGCTGCTGCGACCCAGCAGTTTGTCCGTAGCGGAAACGTCTTGGATCTTGGCGTAGGTGACTGCACCGTTAGCCAGTGCTGCCGCGCCAAGGTTGCTGCATTTGGCAGTCGTTACAGCGCCGTCAAGGATCTTGGCGGTGGTAACTGCGTCGTTGGCGATGCTCGCGTTTACATCCGCGTAGGCACCAGCCGCATAAACCTTCAGGATGCCGGTGCTGCTGTTGTAGTAGCCGCGACCCTCAAAGTTGTCGCTAACAGGAGCGGTGGTATCAACCGCAATGCTGGAATCAGCCGCAAGCTTGGCAGCGGTAACAGCGCCAGAAGCAAGGGCAGTAGCGCCGATCTTGGTGGTGCTGGACTGATCCAGTTTTGATAGATCAATGCTGCTGGCATCTACAAGGTCGAGACCGGCATCTACCAGATCCTTGACCGTGATCTTTTTGGTCTGACTGGCCGATACGTCGGCAACAGGCAATACGTCGGTGGCCGCCGCAGACGCAGCCGAAAGGGCAGGTAACTGCGTAATGCGTTGGTCGGACAAGGTAAAGCCTCCAGTGCCTGCGGCCGTAAAGTCAGTTTAATCAGTCGTTTCCTGTAGCAGGAAGTTGAGAGACTGTTCCAGTTGGATGCGGTCGTCGTCTTCCTTGAGGATGTAATCGGCAGGGCGTCCCACCAGCAATCGAATCTCGCCCGTGGTTACAAAATCAATCGCGCACTGGATCGTGTCAGTTGTGTTGACCGTGACGCCAGCCCGCGTGACCATCGCGGTTGCTTGGTAAAAAATCGTTTCTGTTTCGGGCGTAATTTCGGAGTCGGTTAGATAAAAGGCGCAATCAAACTCGCTGCCAATATCAAGACGCTGGATCAACTGCAGCATCACCAAGGGCGTTTCCTTTTCGCCGCTAGTGGTGTAATCAAACAAGCAATCAATTGTTCCACTGCCGCTGATTAGTCCTGCCGCAAATTGGCTGCGAAACTTATCGCTCAACGTTGTGGCGTCAAGCGCCTCGCGGTCGGTGTTGAGCTGATAGCTAGTGACGTTGCCAAGGGTGTTGTAATTAACGTCGCGGATTGTGTAGCTGATCGCAAGCGGGTTGCCGGTAAAGGCATAGGTGCTCAGTTCAGCAGCTCTGTTGTTATTGACCGCATCGGAAAAGGTAGTGAAAAACCGTAGGCCGCCTGCGTTGTTGACGTTGACGTAAGCCGAAATTGAGTGCTCCACCACGCCTGAGGCCCATGCACTGCTGGCAAAACACACCAAGCCGCGTGCGTCGGTGGTCGTAATGTCTACGCGGTCGCCAGTAAGGATATTGTCTAGGGATGTATCAAAACCGATGCGATTGAGGCTGGTGTTTACATCTGCCGGGTCAATGCTGTCAGCAACTTCAATCGGGATGACGCCTGTATTGCGGCGCAGTTTTACGGAACCATGAACGCCTAGGAATACCGTCATTCGATTACGCCTCCAGCAATGAAGTCGCCGTCAACCGTAAATTGAATTGGCACCGAAGTCAGCTCGCCAGTTGACACCGCAACCTGCGCGGATGTGATGTAGGCGTAAAACTGGATGTTGTCGTTGGCGTTGGTGCCAACCTTCAGCTCCATCAGCACGCGGTCAGATTCGGCAATCGCACCAACCTTTTGGATCTTGCCCAGTAGTGCCGTGAACTGGCTGTAGTTTGCAGATTCACCAGTTTCAAGCCTGTAGTACACCAGCGTGGCGCTACCCGTGGCGCTTTTGATGCCCGGTACAAACGTATTGCTGGTGCTGTCGACCGTGTTGGTGTTGATCAGTTCAACCGTCGTATCAAGCGACCAATCACGGATCTTGGCGACAGGCTTCCCGTCCACCACCAAGGAACCGGAGCGACCTGTATAGAAGCCCATCAGACCGTGTTATGCGTAGTTTCAGGCTAGCGGATGACAAATAGCCCGTCGCTAAAGTCAGCAA